AATCATCAATGCTTCTAGTTGGATTAATTTCCCAGGTTGGACGTTTTAATGCATATACTTTTGGAATAGAATAAGAAAGAATATGGTCTTCTTCCCATTCAACTACAAACTCATTACCTTCAGTTCCGTCTGGGAGATCGAGATCCATTTTAAAATTATGGCTTCTTACTATAGTTTCTTTTTCAGCAATAACAGATTCATAAAATTTTTGTATAGGATCATTTTTAAATCTTGGAAAAGAAAGTAATATTACTTTGCCAAAATCTGGGAAACGTGAGTCTACTGATGCTCTGTACATTTCGTATATAGCATCTGCTGTTTTAGCTTGATCGTGCCCAGTTGTATTTTCTGTGGCAAAGCCTGAAATCTCATCAAGGATAACAACAATAACGTTATATCCTTCCCAAGCCTCACGCTCAGAGTGACCAGAATGAACTGTAATAGATTTATCAAACTTCATTTCGGAAGCTTTGTCTGTGTACTTTCCAGTAAACCATGGAGACTTTTCAATACGTGTCTTAAAACCTTTAAAGAAAACATTGTTTGCCTGTTGTGCGTTAATAGCAATATTTAAAATATCAATTGCATCTCCTGGTGGCTTACCGTAATATGATGCTGGGTCTTTTAAGCATAACAATAAATACACAATGTAGGCTGTTGCAATTGTTGAGCAGTAATCTTTACCAGAACCTTTACCGAGTTGGGCAATTACTTCGTTGGCTGTTTGTTTAAATATTCTAGATCCTTCTTCTTCTCCAAATAATTTAATTAAAGTAGACTCTTTATATATTTGAGATGACTTTTCAATTAGTGTATATTGATAATTTGAGAGTGGCGGTAGTGCTAAATAGTTAGAATCCGTAACAAAAGTTTGTAGGTCTACTGGTCTTTCTTCAAACTCTTCATTATCTAAAATATCTATTATATCGGAAAAGTTAAATGACATTGTATTTCCTTGGAACTTTTATATAATTATACAGATTGCTTGAATGTGAGTACCTCACTTTACTTTTTACTTCTTTTACCCCATGCAAACAATGTTCTTCTGCGCTGTGTATAAGCAAATCTCCTTTTTTAGGTTTATATTCTATATTTTGATTTGGATAATAAACTTCACCACCTTCAAAATCATTAAAATATATTATTAATCCATACAAATTATTTTTTTCAAAATGAAAAACATCACCTTCTTTGTATAAAGACGCCTTTTCTCTTAATTGTAAAAAGTCGTGATTATCTGAATGCAGGCCCCACGACTGCCCTTTTTGCATTCTTATTAATCCATTATTTTCATTTAAAAAAATATTATCATTTAAAAGATAGCTTAATCTTTTTTTTATTTCAGAAATTGTAGTTATAGAAATATCTGATGTGTAGCAACTAAAATTGTCGTGCCAGAGATCTTCTTCTATTAAATTAGAGTAATGTATAATCATATCGCATTCATTATCTGTTGCAAAATTATGATATACGTATATGTCTTCTCCAAGTTTTTCAAACTCTTTATTGTTTAGAATATCTATTATATCTGAAAAATCGAATGACATTTTTAAATACTTTCTTAAATTTCAGTTATTGGTTGTTTTGCAGAACCAACTGGAACTTTAACCAATTTATATAAATGATTTGAATGAGAGTATCTAACATTACTTATTAATTTAGTAACACCATGTTCGCATTTAAATCCTGCATCATGTATTACAAGGTCACCTTTTTGTGGTTGATAGTTTATTTTTTGGAAAGGATAATATAGATTTCCACCTTCAAATTGATTAAAATAAAGTATAAGACCCATAACAACATTTTGCCTTAATTCAAAATCTTCGTCTTCTTTTAAATTTTTACTAGCTTTTTCTATTTCTTTAAAATCATGGTTATCTGAATGAAGTCCCCAAAATTGACCTTTTAACATTCTCACAATGCTTAAATTATCTCCCAGATAAACATCATTATCTAACAGTTTTTCTATTCTTTTTTTAATTGGAACTAATAAACCAATTTGTTGATCATACCATTTATGACCCTCGTCAGTAGTATAAAACCTACCCACCCATTTATTTTCATCAAATGTTTTAATCAATTCAAGTATTTCATCACACTCTTGCTCTGTAACAAAATTATTATAAACATAAATGTCATCGCCAATTACTTTAAATCCATCTTTATTAAACATTTTCTATTTCCTCTTCTTGAATAATAATTGGCTCAACAATACCCGTAATTTGAGATAATCTTTTAGCAACATCCATTTTACATTTAGGACATGTTGCAGTTACCTCTTTTAATATTTTAACTAGTATGTCTTGCTTGTGCTCTGTTTCTGCAATTTGTGCTGCCATTTCAGCGTTATCTAATAAACCAACTTCTTTAAGCATAGTAATTCTTTTTGTTTCAATATCTGAAATCAATTTAAGAGCGTTAGCCTTAACATTTAATTGACCTGCTTGGTCAGCATCTTCTACTGTTTTCCATGCCTCTTTAATTAACATAGAGTAATGCTGGTCTGCTCCTGAGATGGCCTCTTTGGCCCGTTCCTTAGAGCTTGTATCGTTGTATACGACAGTTTTCCACTCGTCTATAAGTTCTACTACGTCTGACCGCTTATAGCCCGTCAGAGAGGCAATCTGGGTCGGATTATTGCCCTTTAAAAGTTCGGCAACAACTTTATTCATTCGATCAAAATGATCTGATAATTCAATTTCCATATATATGTATTATAATTCTAGTTGACTAAAAAGTCAATTAGATTTGGCTATTTTATATAATATTAGATAGCCTATTAGGTCATCTATATCATTATCTCCAGCAAATCCTTTATTATTCTTTACCCTATTTAATTTATCATCAATTCTTACCTTTAATTGTTCTGTCGAGTCCGCCGTTGAAAATATTCTAATTGGCTCTAGGGCTGAATTGCCATAGGATATATTTTTCTCAATTAACATTTGAGCAACCTCTAAGCATGCATTTAAAATTTTATGTCCAGCTGGCGCTGATACGGCATGTAGATATAAATCATCGTAATGAAAATTTTTAACATCTTTATATACTGGTTTTAGCATTATAGATCCATTCTAATAGTTCATGTTTTGGTTCCCAGCCAAAATCATTTTTTGCTTTGCTATTATCCGCCAACGTCTCTTTAACTTCACCTGGCCTATCTTCTATGTATTGTACATTATTGCATATAGTTTTGGCAATATCTAATATAGATATATTTTTACCAGTCCCAATATTATATGTTTCTCCAAATATAGATTGATTATTTGAAGTAGCTGCTAATATATTAGCCTCTACTGCATCTTTAATATATGTAAAATCTCTTTTTTGAGTTCCATCTCCAACTATAGTTAATGGTAATCCTTCTTTAAATTGTTTTAAAAATAAACCAACTACTGGGGCATACTGTCCTTTTAATGGATGCCTTTCTCCGTACACATTAAAATATCTTAAAGAAATAGTTTCTAGCCCATACAAATTAAAATACACCTTCATTAAATTTTCTCCAAATATTTTAGCTGATGAATAGGTGGTTAATGGGTCTGGATTTTGAGATTCAATATTTGGTAAAGTATTTTTTTTGCCATATGAAGATGATGTGCTTGAATATATAACACGTTTTACATTGTTTTCTCTAGATGCCTCTAAAATATTAAATGTTCCAACAGCATTAATGTGCATTGATTTTCTTGGATTTTGTATAGCAATTTGAATTCTAGCATCTGAAGCTAAATGGAATACACAGTCTACATTTTTAAACAATGGTTCAATTAAATTATAATCGCATATATCATATTTATAGTTATTTGCTTCGTTATTCCAATAGAACTTTTCATTTGATACAGCACTTTCATTATCTATGCATACAACCTCATGCCCTAGATCTAGTAACCTATCAACAATATGAGACCCTATAAATCCAGCACCTCCAGTAACTAATGACTTCATTTAACATTACGCATCCATTTCTTTATATAATTGTTTTAATCCTCTTAGCGTTCCAATATCCATATACTGTCCGCCTGGTCTTACCGCCTTAATATTAGAACCCCTAGATATCCATTCCTTTAATTGTTTTCCTGGATGATCTAGTGTTGTATCTATGTATCTTATC